AAGGCTCAGCTCTGCCCTGAGCTCTTCGTAAAATTTGCCCAGTCATTGATGTGGTTTGAAACCTGCGCGGCGATGAAGCCAATCGAGGGGTCGGCATAGGCTTTGCGGAACAGTTCCTGCCCCTCGAGACCCTCAGCCGGCGGATAGGCAAAGCCGTTGAAACTGACCGTGCAGGCAGCGAGGAATTCGGCCTGTTCGGTGAGCTTTTCCTCGGCCGACTGGTCCATCTTCCCGCGCTTCTTGATCTTGTCCATCAACTGGTTCTGCTGGCGGGCCTGCGCGCGCTGGTAGACCTTGGTGCCCGGCCCATAGACCGTGATCGAGAGGCGGTTGCCCTTGTCATCATGAAGCGGGGCATCATCGCCGCCGACGAGCTCGACAATCGAGGTCTCGGTTGCGGCAAGCGTAGTGATATCGAACATGCATGTTCTCCTTGGCAATTTGGGAGTGATCTGGGAAAGGCGCTGGCCGTGCGGGCGTGGCGAAATTGGTAGACGCACCAGATTTAGGTTCTGGCGCCTAACAGCGTGGGGGTTCGAGTCCCTTCGCCCGCACCATTCAGATCTGACGGCGCGGATGTGGCGGAAACGCAGTTCACCGCAGGTAATGGTAGACGCCCGAGACTTAAAATCTTGTGAGGGTATCCTCGTGCGGGTTCGAGTCCCGCCATCCGCACCACACCGGATTACGGCGCCAGCACCTCGACAATGCCCACACCGGCGGAGTTGGTGGTGAGCTCAAGGGTCACAGTGGCGGTGGTGATCTGATCAACCGAGCCGACGTTGACCTTGAAGCTCATGACCTGCGCCTGGAAGAAGTATTTATCGCCGTTCTGGGTGGTGACGCAGAAGCTGTGATCGCTGTCCGATGTGGATGCAGACTTCAGCAGAACCTGCCCCGTATCGTCGGTGTCGAGACCCATCTGAATGGTCATCGTGCCCTGGTTGAAGCTGCCCTTCTTCTTGACCACGCCGCGGCTGCCAACGGGGTTGAAGGTGACGAGGTTATACTCGCGGCCGAACTCGCCAAGGTCGGATACTTCGCCGACCAGGGTCATGGTGAGCGCATTGTAGCCGGTGGGATCAAAGGTCGCGGGAGTAGAGGCCGACACCTTCAAGGTGGTGCCGGCGGAAGTCCGAACGGTCATGATTGCAGGTCCTTATGAAGGTGAGGCTTCAACGCGCCTCGTTGAATGAGACGCGAAAATCCTGCGTCTGCATGTGGATGCCGGTCTCCTCATCGAGGAAATCAGGACCGGCAGAATCTGTGTGAACGGTGACCTCGGAGAGCCCGTCGATTACAGGCATCTGGTCAGCCGCAGCCGCGCGAATAGCGGCAATTATGGCCTTGGCCTCTGCGTAGGCCCGCGCGAGCACGGTCACCTGCACCCGTTCAGTCACCCGGCGTTTGGGACCCGGCGAAGGCACATTCCGGTCGACGCTGCTGATGCTCATCAGGGCGATGGCTGGGAGCGCAGTGCCCTGCGGCAAGGTTCCGGCCGCAATACGTGCTTCAGGCAAGAGCCCAGTCAAGGGCAAGTCCCCCACCAGGAGGCTGCGAACCGCAATCACGCCGTTCATTCTTCGTCGACCTCGAGTGCGGGCGCCTTCAAATCGCCGATCTGGACCCGGTGCGCGATGTAGGCACCCATGGCGGTCACCGCTTCCTCGGCTTTTTGGTCTAGCGCGGGCCGCAGGAAGGGTTTGGCGGCGTGCCCCGGGTGCATGATCACGGGGCCGACGAAGTTCTCGCCGATCTTGAGGCTGCCGCGCTTTAGCATCTTGTTCATCGTGCCGATGCTGACCTTGCGGGGGCCGTGGCGGGTCTGGCGCACCGGAACATCAGCCTCCGTCACCGAGATCAGGTGGGGCGCGACCCCATATTCGATGAAGAGCCCGAGATAGGAGCCTTTGCCCCGCAGTTTGACGTAAGAAGAGAGCTTCGCGCCGTCTGTGCGTGTGCCGATCCCGATCGCACGCTTCAGCTGTCCGGTCTTCACCGGCACATTGGCCTTGGCCTGCTGCTGGATAACTTTGGCGCCGGCACGCAGCCCGCCGCGGATGACGTTGCGCTCGAGATTTTTGGGGAGCTGGTCGAGCAATTGCAGCAGTTCAGGGCCGCCTTTGAGCCGGAAGGTCATGGCGCTGCTCCTTCACTCGAGAGTTCTTCTACCATCAGCTCGATGGCTTCGCGCCGCCCCAGCATCGAGGGTCCGGCAATGACCTGGTGGATGCGCCCCGCGATGATCATCCGCATGTCGGGCGTGATGCCGGCGAGGTATCGGATACGGATCCGGGCCGGACGGCGCGCAATCTGGATCTGGTCAGCCATGCGCTCGGCGCGCGAGGGCAGGATGTCCTTCACCTCGGCCCAGACACAGGCAAACGGCGTCCATGTCACGGCCTCAGTCCCGTATTGGGGATCATGGGTGACAGACTTGCGCTCGATCCGGATCCGAACCGAGAGCTTGGAGGCTAAATCCATCGGGACTGGAGCTGGGCGACCAGCGTATCAAAGGCGAGACAGGCCGCGCCTTCACGGTTTTCAAACATTGAGGCGGTTTTGACGAGGATCGCCGCCCGCGCGATCGCAAGATCGGGGTCATTCTCGGCAAATCCGGCCGATAGCGTAACTTGGATCAAGCCATCAGGCCCAAGCTCGGGCCACGACCTTCCCGATGCGGGTCGGATGCGGGTGAACCCATGCCGTTTGCGGGCAACATAGTGGCCTTCCGGCAGGATGCCGGCAGCGCCATTGGCCGACGTGTAGCGGATCTCAGCAACCACACAGGGCCTTACCGGAACCGTGATCTCCTGGCTCCAGCTTTCCAGTTGCAGTTCGAGGGTCTGTTCGCAGAGTTTAAGGCCGGTCTGCTGCTCAAGTTCAGCTTGGGCGGCATCGAGCTTGGCCCCGAGCAGCAGATCCTCGTCATGCCCATCAAGGCGTAGCTGCTGGCGTGCTTCCTCGAGCGTCACGGCCCGATCCTGAGGCGGTTCTACCGTGACGATCTCGGACATCAGGCTACCTTCGTGCGGACGCTAGCGCCGGCCTTGTTGGCAATCGGCGGCTGATCTGCGCCTCCCTCTGCCTGAGAGGGTTCCACCGGCTGCGCGTCGGCCTTCGCGGCGGGTTCTGCCTTGGTTGCAGCCGCCGCATCAACCTCAATCGCAAGGCCGCGCTCGATGAGGCTGCGGCCCGCCTGGTCATCAACCTCGAAGGTCTGGCCGGTGGTGATGTTCTCCGAGCTCACCGAGCTCACATGAAGGGTATCGAGTGCCTGAAGGATCATGGCTGTCTCCTGGAAAATGGGAAAGGAGGACTGGCCATCAGACCAGCCCTCCTAAGCTCATCAGACCTTGGTCGCTGCCGTTGCAGCCGCCGCGAAGTCGCCCTTCACGAAGGCTTCAGGCCGGTAGACCGCGAGCGCGAGACGCTCTTCAGCGAGCACCGTCACCAGGTTCTTGCGGAAGTTCTGGTCGTCCTCTGTCGAAATCTCGACCACGGCGTCCATCCGGTCGAAGATCTGCGCGCCCAGCTGGAAAGCACCGGTCAGGAACTTGCCCGTCGCCATCGACTGGGTGGAGACCACCGGCTGCCCCCAAAGCGTCGGGGTGATCGTCCCTTGCGGATTGCCAACGATGAACTGGCCCTGCCCGTCCTTGAGGAGCTCGATCGCCGCCCAGTCAGCCGGATGCAGCACCACGCCGGTCGACATCAGCTCAGACAGCGCCGTCTGCAGCATGGCCAGGCGCAGAACATCGATCCGGGTCACCGTCGCCGGAATGGTAATCGGCGGGGTGAACGCGGTCGCCTGCGTGTAAATGCCGGCAAGATCCGTGCCCGTGCCGCTGCCATTCAAGAGCTGGTTTTCTTCGACCAGCGCCAGACCATAGCGCAGGCGCCCGTCCACATAGGACTGGAGCATCGGCACATCGTCGAGGATCTGGCGGGTGGCGAGCACCCAGTGGGCGATCGTGGTGACATTGCTGGTCACCACATCGAACTTGATGTCCGACTGCGGCTTGGCGGGCCCAGTGGTTTCCGAGACGGTCGCGGCCGCATTGGTGAAGCCCGTTTCCTTGACGTACTGCACCGAGTTGCTGGCCGTCCGGCCCGGGGTGAGCAGGTCACGCACCGTCATGCGGCGCTGCCCCGGCATAATGACGCCCGGAATGCGGTCCGGCACGATCATGTCACCGGCCGAGCCATTGGCATCGGTGGTGAGCGAGGAGATGATCGACTTCACCTCAACGCTGGCACGCCCGCGCACGGTGTTGTTGCCGAGGAATGCGCGAATGGCTTCGTCAGCCACGACCTGTTCGCCGATGGTCTTGAACGAGGGCGCGCCCTCGTCCGCCACGCGGCGGGCCATCTTCTGCTCGACCTCATCAAGGCGGGCCTTGGCTTCATTGAGCGCGGTCAGCGCCTCGTCGGCCAGCTGCTTGGTCGCATTGGAGAGGTCTTCGCCGCGCTGGGCTTTGCCGAGCGCTTCTTCGGCGAGCGCCTTTACCTTGTCGTGCTTGGTATCGAGGTCAGACTTGATCTCGTCGTGCCGGGCATCGAGCGCTGCACGCAGTTCGCTTTGGCGCGCATCGAGGCTGGACTTTACTTCACTGAGACGTGCGTCGAGCACGCCTTTCACTTCGCCGGCAAGCTGCTCGGCGCTCTTGGTAACGGTCATGGGATATTCCTGAACTGGAGTGGGGGTCAGGCGCCGATCTGCGCCATCAAGGCCGACAGGAAGTCGGAAGGGGTGCTGCCAGACTCACTCCGGATCAGCGGTGCCAGGCCTTTGCCCGCGATTGCGGTGGCCTGACTTTTCGAGAACCCTGCCTCGCGCAGGAAATTCTCAAATTCTGGCAAGGTCGGAAGTCGTCCGTCCTCAATGAGCGACTTCACGGATGTAATCACTGCGCGCTCGTTCATCGGGATGGTCACGAGGCTGACCTCGTAAAGGGCAAGCTCGAGCAGCTGGCGGGTCTTGCCGACCACCTGCTCACGAATGGTCTTGTAGCCGATCGAGAGCCCGCCAATTGCGCCATCGCGCACCAGCGCGTGGGCCTCCTGGCCAGCGCGCGAGGAGAGCGATATCTGGCCTTTCACGACCAGGCCGTCGCGGCTTTCGGCAAAGTCGGTCCAGACCCCGGCCGGGCGGGTCTGGTCGTGGTACATCAGCATCGGCACCGACTTGCGGCCCTTCAATGACCGGGCGAGCGCGCCGGGCACAATGACATCGCCGCCCGCATCAACATTGCCGTATCCAGCCGCGAGCCCCTCGATCTGACCGTCTTCAGTGACGGCCTTGGTATCTAGGACGAAATCGAGATGGTTCATGGGGCAACTCCGGGATCGGCAGGCGGCAGCGCTGCTGGGGGGCCAGTTCCAGCCTGCGTAATGGGTACGTTCTGCATCTGCATGCGGGGGACATCGCCGCCTTCGACCGGCGGCAGGTTTTCTAGGGCGCGGACCTCGTTGATGGTCATCACGCCGTTCGAAAGCATCTGCTGGTAGAAGGAGGCACGCGCGCCGCTGTCGCCGCGCAGCAGGCCTTAGAGGTTAAATTCTATGACAAGGCCGGCCTGTCGGTCGGCCGGCGACAGGAGCTGTTTAGCGAGCGCCTGCTCGATGCGCTTGAGACGGCGGCGCAGCGTGAACTTCTGAAACCCCAGCGTCTGCTGTTCGAGGCCCGTGCCCCAGCTGGTGGTCTTCTCGGTGTGCCCGACCATGAACGGCGGCACGCCGAAGAAACGGCAGACTTCCTCAACCGAGAAGGCCCGGCTCTGCAGCATCTGGGCATCTTCCGGGCTGATCGAGAGCTGGACCCAGTCCATCCCGCGATCGAGCAGCATGGGCCGCCCGGCATTGATCGCACCGGCAAACTTCTCCTGCAACAGTTCCTCGGCCATTTTGCGTTGGTCGAGGGTCAGCGTGTCGGCAGTCTTGAGGAGCCCAGAGGGGCGCACCCCGTTGCGAAACGTGTCGCCCGAGGCCCGTTCTATAGCCTGGGCCAGCCCGAAGGTCTGGCGGCCGAACGACAGGGTAGAGAGCCCTCCGAGCGGATTGCCGCCAAAGCCCCGGATGTGGAGCATATTGTCCTGGGAGGCTATCTGCCGGACGCCGCCATCCGACCACTCGTATTCAAGGCTACCGTCACGCAGGCGGCGCACTGTCATGAGTTCCGGCGCGATCGGGACGCTCAGCGCCACCACGCGGCCGTTGCTGCCCCGGATGATCTCGGCGTACGCATTGCCGTTCAGCTCAATGCAGGCGCAGATGAATTCCCAGAAGTCGACCGCGGTCTGGTCGGCATTCGGGCTGTCGTGCAGGATCCGGTAGAGCGGATGATCGGTTGCGACCGTCCGTGCACCACCCCGGGTGCGGTAAACCATGAGCGGCAGCGACGCGATCGTGCCGGCAAGTAGGTTGACGCAAGCCCAGGCCGAGGCGAGCCCCAGAACTGAGGTCGTCGAGAC